TACCCGCATCTTCTAAAACAATGACAGCTGTTTGTAACAGCAATTCATAGAATCGGTCATGGTTAATAGCAATAAACCGATTGCCCATGTGACGACCGTATGTTTCTAAATTAAAAATAGCATCATCAACTGTCATCGCGGCCACCTATCCCAAAACACTGCCAACCCGATTAATAATAGACCAAACAAGCGTAGAAAAAGCAATGTGTACAAAATAAAATCATCCCTGAGTCTATAAAGGTGTGATTGATATATTTTACTATTATATATCAATCACTTGTGTTTTTGTGGATGTGTTATACACCTGCGTTAGGTGTCTAACTATGAGTTAGATACTCATAGCCAGTTGTCGTGTAGCCATATCAAAACGCGCTTTGGCCGCCTCAAAATAGTCTTTGTCCAACTCACAACCCACAAAATCAACGCCGAAGTAGTGGGCGGCTATGGCACTGCTACCACTGCCTAAATGCGTGTCTAAAATGCGCTGCCCTTTCTTAGCGTAGTTCGTTAAAAGCCATTCGTACAGGGCAACTGGTTTTTGTGTCGGGTGTATCTTGTTTTCTTGGTTTGCAACAGCGCGGTGAATTGTTTTAATTCGCATTGCTTTATCAAACGAAGCCCAAGCCATTTCACCATCAGCCAAACTAAAATCACGCTGCCCTTTATCCCAAACAATCCAGCATTTTGTCGGCGGCAAGTCAAAGTAATTACCACCCCATATAATTTGATTTTTGCTTATGCGTGTTAATTCTTCAAAGTATTTTTTATCAGGGGCGGCATCGTCCCAGCCTTTCTTTTCCCAATCAATCCATCTATTCATTCCTCTACCGCCAGCGTTCATATTTTTTATGCCATAAGGCGGATCGACGCAAGCAAGGTCAAAATACTTATCAGGCACAGTCGCCATGTATTCCATGCAATCACAATGCAATAACTCAATCATCGTATGCCTCGTATCTAACTCTACGTCAAGTGCGACAAATACCCAGCCGATTATGGCTTATCTTTTGACGTTTGTGATTACAGTTTTCTGCATAAATCAGCGCGGGTATTTGCGCCTTACGCACTTAGTTAGAGCTTGGCGGACTCGGTAATAGCTACTGTTAGAGTTGAGTCTAACAGCACGACTTTTCTATCCGCGTCTCTTTGTATCAATAGACCGTCATTTAAGTTCAAAATTTTAACAGACCCGTTTTGAATCGAGTCTTTTACAAAAATAAAAATCTCCCCGCTTTCAACAAGATCATTAAAGTCCTGACCTGCTTCCCAAAATACAAAACATTGACCGCCCTTTAACTCGTTTAGTTTTTTGAAATCTTTAAGGGCTACTGGTTGTAATACTACATTCATCGCAAAGCTCCTACGCTTCTAACTCAGCAATTAAGCAGGAAAACGCCCCAGCCAATCACTGTAGTTTATTAGTTTGTTAGCCAAAACGTGGCTAGTCGTATTACAAGAGGGCGTTTCCTCTTATTGCAATTGTTAGGCGCACTGGCGCACAAACCTATAAATCTCTCTCGCTTCTTCAATCGTCCTAATTTCGGCAGTATGATATTCGCGTCCAATGTGTTTGCTTATCATCCCATAAAGCTCTTTTCTGCCAATTTTTCCAGTTTTCCATATTGGGTCTAAACGGTTGTGTATGTGCTTTCTTGCGTCTTTTATTTCTTGTGTCGGTATGCAGCCAAGCGGCCTTGTCTTGTTTTTTGTCTTGTGATGACAACCAACAAAATTATTGCAATCGCCACATTTCCAAAAAGGCAAGCTATACAAATCCTGCCTGTGCGGGTAAATTTCTTTACCGTATGTCAGTCTTGCGCTTACGTCTTTGCCACAACCACAACAATATATTTCCATAATACGCCTAACTCAAGCGTCAAGTGCGACAAGCACCCAACGGATTATTGTTCACTTTTCAACGGTTCTGAGGTAATCTCAGCTTTCAATTTCAGTAGGGTGCTTGCGCCTTACGCACTTAGTTAGACGCTTTCTGTCTGTAAAACTTCAATGTCATGCAGACATTCAAACGACTCTTTCGCCTCATTGACAGCCATGTTTTGCGCTTCTTCTTCCGTTTCTGCAAATACTTCAACAGTATCACTGTATTTGTACGTCACCTTTACACTAAACTTTTTCATATAGTCCTCTCAATTTTCACTACGCTTTCTAACTCTCATTGCAGTGTGACAAGTACCCAGCCACTTACTGCTAAATTGTTTATGCTTTTAGCAAACTTTCACTTGCTTAAAACAGTGGGGTACTTGCACCTGAATTGTGGTAGTTAGGCACTTAATGTTTTGATAAACTCTTTTATTTTCAAAACATTTTCAGGAGTGTCGTAACACTCAAATTTAACCAATCCTTTTGCTTTTCGCTCATCCCTGAGCCTTTTCATCATCTCAGATTTTTGTTTGGCAGCCATCACAGACCTGCCATATTAATACAGGATGTAAAAGAACAAATATTCCAATAACTGCAAGATTTTGAGAATACTTTATCAGCCTCTTGTTTTGCCTCTTTTTCTGATGATGCAAGGAAATAACCAAACATTTTATGAAACATCTCGCCACGTTGAACAAACCATGTTGTTTTCATAGTGCCATCTTTAAACAACGTAAACGCGCTACCATCATAAAATTGAACAATAGTATTGCCGTTTTCTGTTTTCTTCGTTTGGGCAAAGTTTTTGTAACAAAACAAAAATGCAGCAAAAATAGGCATTTTTACAGCTTGTTGAGCTAAAGATAATTTCATTTTATTTTTCCTTTTTTTTGACATTGCGAACTGCTTGTCTATGTTGTTATCTTAATACAGTAACGCGTTACTGTAAAGAGTTTTGTATAATTATTTTACTAACTCAACGTGCCTAACTCGTCACTCAACAAGGACAACAACCCAGCTTGTCTGTTTACTTTTCTATGCTTTTGGCATAGTCTCAACAGCTTATAACAGCGTGGTTGTTGCCTGTTAGTTTGGTAGTTAGGCGTTACCTGCCCATTGTTCTGCCATTGCTTGTGCAATACCATCAAACGTCTTGCTACGCAGTTTTGCACGTTCTTTTGGCTTTAATCGCCAAGCATCAGCATACCAAGTCGGCATACTTCTACCGCTTGCAAATTCCGTCCGTTTTGGCGGTTCGACAATGTTAGTAGGCTCAAGTTTTGGCAAACCTTTAAGCCATAAACATGTTTTCTTTTCAAAAGCATCCCCAAAATAATATGGGTGTATTATCTGGTCAGGTTTGCGCCACTGGCTAGACATAATGCCTACTGGATTCTCTATCGCTATACGTTCACAGTTAGCATTAGCAAACAACATGAAAAAATCAATGCTTGACTGTTGCCGTCCGTCTTTTCGTTTTTGTTCAAACCATGCTGCGCCGCTTACTGCTAAATCAGTGCACGGTGGAAACGCTATAATCATATCCCAATGTTTTTCAAGCTCTGGCACAACATCACCAAAGATATGCCATTCAGGATGACCGCCGCTGCATTCTTGAATGTCGCAAGAATAAGCCTCATGCCCCAATGCTCTCAGTCTTTTTGTTACCGCTTGGCTTTCTTCACAAGCTACAAGTATTTTCATCGCCATTCCCCTGCCTAACTCTGCATCAAACCGATAAAGCCTCAGCCGCCTGTGTAGGTTCGCTGTCATCGGGCTTTACGGCTTATGCGTTGGTAGTTAGGCATCTTCCTCTAATGCCTTTCTTTTCATAGCTGCCAGGAATTTTTCGGCGTGATATTGGTCGTCCCACCAGTTGTCATCACCTTTAACGCCACTTGTCCAAACTCCGTTTTTATCTAGATAATAAACGCCCCTTTCATCACAAATGTATGCCCCACGCCATACTCGTCCACGCTTGCACACGTCATTGCCAACTCTTGCTGTTCGTATATCTACCATGCTTATTTCTCCTGCCTTATGCCTAACTCACGTTTAAGTCCGATAACGCCCCAATCGGTCACGCAAGTCAAAAATAATCGTTAGGCATTACGGCTAAACTACTTAGTTAGATACTCACGCTCAGCTTCTCAGGAGCGTACTTATAAAAAACCTCTGTCTGCGTACACCCATTAAACTTCAATGGCACTGTCGGGTCTTTCGCTATTTTTCTTAGCTTTTTACGCAAAACAGCAAAACGGTACATATTTCTATCTACCACAAACTCGCCTTTGCGTTTTGCAACAGCCAAGATTTCGTCTTTTTCCCAAACTTTAGTTCTAAAAAATGCCATTTTCCGCTCCTGTATCTAACTCACGTTGTAGTCCGACAAGTACCCAGACTATTGTTTAGGTTCACTGCCAGCGCGGTACTTGCGGCTAAACTACTTAGTTAGAGCTTGCAGTTATCTAAATTTAACATCATCTAAACTACAAGCAAAATCACGCTTACCGTCAGCTCTTTTTATTGTCGCATTTACACCGTCATGCCCAATTAAAAACCCATCTTTTATCTTGCCGCGAGGCGTTATTGCAACAACAGGCCGATTCTCGACAAATGGCCTATTCATCAATCTGTTTGCACCGTAACAATCCATAATAATCTCCTGCACTTTATCGCTAAAAATCCCACGCTTCTAACTCGTCACTCAACAAGGACAACAATACTCATCGTAAAACCTCACAAAACACAAAGTCCACTGTGTTTTGAAACTGCAAAATTAACAGTTTTAGCTCCGTCGCTGTCTCGTACTGAAACAGAAACGGATAGCCCTTGTATGACCCACTTGCAAGTTTTAACATGATATATCGCACTCTGGAACATCGGCATATTGCCAAAAATTAACACGACGACCCAAGACTAGACCCGTACAGTCGCGCCACTGACCATCGCTGTCAAAGTAAGCCAAAAATACTTGATGCTGACAAAGCCAATTATTAGGGCAGGCCACCCATGCCATTTGCCCAGCTTGCGGAAGTAGAGCGTTCTTTGCATTCGCGTCAATCCAGTTTTTATTTTTCATCTTCGCTATCCTCGAATAATTGTTCATATTTCCAACCTTCAACCTGCCGCCAATCAACTAACTGATCGTCAACAAACCAGCCGCGTTTGGTTGTGAAAAGGTGATGCTCCATCCAGCATCCTTTAACCTGCGAACCGTCATCAAGCAAAAGAATTAACGGCTTAAAAGGCTTTGGCTTATCTATTTGTTTTTGCCACATTTCAATCATCCTTTTTCGTTGTGCATGGCCTCATCTTAGTCTCATTTAAAAATAACGTCAATCTTTTATTAGTGTTTTTTTAGTCTATTGTTAGTTTGTTTTTAGTGTGATAGTATGCCATTCATCAACTAAGGGGATAAAAATGACACGATTAGAGTTTGCGGAATTGGTTAAGAACATGGGCGGATATGCTGGCGTTGCTCAAGCTATCGGTTGCGGTAAAAGCACGGTCGGTCACATGGTGGCAAATGGCTATATATCTTCGCGTTGGCGTGGTGAGTTTATGCTCGCAGCTCATAAGGCAGGGTATAAAGTAAAAATTACTGATATTAACAAGGTGATGACATGACCAGCTCCGAGGCCATTGCATTTTTCGGCAGCGAAGAAGCGGCAAGCAAGGCGGCAGGATGTGGGCATGGCTCGTTTAAGTTCTGCGAACACATTAGACCGATGCTACAAATGCGGCTATATGTAGCAAGCAAAGGTCGGTTAGCTTTAGATGAAAGTTTGGCTTTGCTTGTCGGCGAAGTCGTAAAAACAATGTTTTGGGAGAATGAAGAATGAGTATTTTATTTATCGTGTTGGGGCTGTGGTGTTTGTTTGGCGCAGAAGGGTTTGATGATGAGTAATCCATTTAACAAAACGCCAAACTGCGACAGCGAAGCATTTGCACTGGTTGTGCTGATAATTCTAATTTTGTTTTATGCGTATTGTGCGAGGTGATGTGATGAACATTACAAAATGGTTTAGATGTAATGATTGTTGGAAGTTTCACGAAGATGTTTTTGACGCTAAAAACTGTTGTGAGCCTACTATTCTTTATAAGTGCGGCGAGTGCGGGTATCATCATCAATACGACGACGACGCGGTTAAGTGCTGCAATCCCAACGAAAACGAAAAGCTAAAAGAACAACTAAAACTGGGGTGATTTATGGCGATGATTGAAGGCAGCTATCCTTTTCTTGCTAAAAAGTACGGAATGCACGTCAACACGCTATACAGTCGCGTTAAGAAGGGCATGACGAAAGAAGAAGCCTGTTTAATGCCTGTACGCACCTTAGACAAGCAGATTAACACAAAAATAGAATTGATGGGCTTTAATCCTCACACCGTGGCAGCTAGACGGCGCAAGGGTGAAACATTGGAGCAGGCATTAAGACCTTCACGGCGTTATGAGTCGCTTGATGTTGAAGAAGTCAGACGACTTGCAAGTGAAGGCCACAAGGCGGCAAGTATGGCTGTCATTCTAAATCGTGCAGAATCTTATATGTGTACTTACTGCAAAAAACACGGCATTGATTATAAAAAGAAGGTGTGAACATGGAATTTTTCAAAGGTTGCGGTATTGACCTAAAAATAATAACAGAGTTGGCGGCAGAGGGGTTAAGCCTTAACTCTATGTCGAGAGTCACGGGACACAGCAAGAACGGCATCAAGGCCGCTTTGATTCGCAACAAGATACCATACACTAAGCACGTCAAAGAGCGGTTTATCAGCGTTGACGGCGTTATGATGAGCTTAAAAGATGCTTGTGAGTCAAAGGGATTTATCAGAGAAGCGATGTATGCTTGGCGCGTAAAACGTGGCTTAAACGAGCAAGAAGGCTTCGATGCATACATTATCTATCAACAATCTAAGCGCGCGATAGATAAGCCAATCTTGACGTTTAAAAACGCTACTGTTATTTATAAAAAAGAACGATACACGCTCGACGCAATCAGCGATAAACTAAAACTAAATAAGCAACGTTTCGAGGTATTCATGCGCCAAAATCGCTACTGCCAAAACGCATTTGAGCGTTATTGCTGGATGAGAGGATTATGATTATCTACAAAGGCCAACAAATGACAGTACGCGAAGCCTGTGCGCTCATGGGTATAGACTGTGATGACTTCATGGCGTGGTGCAAGAAGTTTGCACTACAAAACTACAGTTACGCGCTGAATTACTACAAGCGTACTTTGAAGTTTAAGAAATGATATACTCGTTTTGCCCGAAACTAAAAAACGGTGAAGGTCTGTTTTTAGCGGATAAGCGCGAGTCAATACGAGAATGAATCTTACTATATTTCTTGTTGTCGGCTCGTAGGGCATTGGTTGGGGTAATTAAGCTCATAGAAATATGGGCTTTTTTATTGTCTAAATTTTAACACCCCATTTTTCGGGGGAATTGGATTTTGTCCCAAATTGACAGGGCTTTAACAGAATACTTTATATATACTGCATACACAAATAACGAGGTGTTTATGAAAAAGCGAGTGTGTTTTACAGTCAGCGATGAGGTTTTGAAAAAACTTGCAGAACTGGCTAAAAAAGAAAATCGGTCAATGTCTGCAATGGTTGAGCAGTTAATAAGGAGTGCGAAATGAGTAGTTATCAAGAGTTTATTGATAGCAAGCATTTTAAATCGATTGATGCTGGTTTTGCTTACTCAACACAAAATAGCAATCTGTTTGATTATCAACGTTCGTGTGTTGAATGGGCTTTGGCGCGTGGTCGTGCTGCATTGTTTCTTGATACGGGTTTAGGCAAGACAAACTGCGAATTAGAATGGGCTTTCGCTGTTGAATCACACACGCAAAAACCTGTGATTATTCTCGCGCCATTGTGCGTTTCTAAACAGATTATCCGTGAAGCTGAAAAGTTTGGTTATGTGGTCAAGCCTGCGAGGTCTGAGGATGATATTGGCGTTCGTGGTGTGTACGTTACTAACTATGAAATTCTGCACAATATCAACTGTTCAGTGTTTTCTGGTGTCGTGCTTGATGAGTCGTCTATTTTAAAGGGTCTTAATGGCAAGCTACGCACTCAAATAACTGAATGTTTCAGTCGGACACCTTATCGCCTATCGGCCAGTGCTACCCCCTCGCCAAACGATTATATGGAGCTTGGTACACAGTGCGAATTCTTAGGCATTATGTCACAGACTGAAATGCTCGCTACATTCTTCATCCACGATGGCGCAGATACGGCTAAATGGCGTTTAAAGGGTCATGGTCAGCGTAAGTTTTTTGAGTGGTTGGCTTCTTGGGCTGTCATCATGCGCGACCCCTCCATATTCGGTTTTGAAGAAAAGCCTAAATTGCCACCACTCAAAATCAGTCAGATTGTGATTGATAGCGGTATAACTGATGGCCTTTTACCTGCCCTTGCTCAATCGTTATCTGAGCGTCAAGGCGCAAGGCGTAACACCATACAAGACCGTTGCCAAGCTGCTGCTGATATTGCCAATGGCACTAATAAGCCTGTCATTTTGTGGTGTGCTTTGAATGATGAGGGTGATTTACTTGAATCATTAATCCCGTTTTCTGTTCAGGTATCGGGTAGCAATACGCCTGAACAAAAGGAGGAAATGATTATGGGGTTTTTGAGTGAAAAATACCGCGTAATCATTAGTAAGCCAAAAATAATGGGCTTTGGTTTAAATTTCCAGCACTGTTCAGATATGGTTTTTGTTGGCCTGTCAGACTCATGGGAACAATACTACCAAGCCGTCCGTCGTTGTTGGCGTTTTGGTCAACGGAATGAAGTTAATGTGACTGTGGTGACTGCTGATATTGAGGGCGCAGTCGTTGAGAACATTAAACGCAAAGATGAGCAATCAGACAGAATGATGAATGAAATGGCTAAAATTGCATCATCGTTTTTTACTGATTTTACGAAGTCGTCAAAGAACATGGCGACATACAATCCAAAGAAAAAAGCACCATTACCTAAGTTTTAAGGACACGATTATGAACGTTAAAGATTTTACTCAAGGCAACAACTTCATGCTTTATAACGCTGATTGCGTAGAAGTAGCGCGTAACTTGGCCGATGAATCGGTAGATTTTACAATTTACTCGCCTCCTTTTAGTTCGCTTTATACCTACTCTAACGATGAACGAGACATGGGCAACTGCAAAAGTGATGATGAGTTCTTTGTTCACTTTGGATATCTCATTAAAGAAATGTATCGCACATTACGCGCAGGCCGATTGATGGCCGTCCATTGCATGAATTTACCGTCATCCAAGCAAAACGATGGCTTTATTGGCGTTAAAGACTTTCGCGGCGATTTAATACGCGCATTTCAAAAAGAAGGATTTATTTTCCATTCCGAAGTTTGCATCTGGAAATGCCCAGTGGTGGCGATGACTCGCACCAAAGCACTCGGTTTGCTTCATAAAACGATTGTTAAAGACAGCTCAATGTCTCGTATGGGCATACCTGATTATCTAATCGTGATGCGTAAGCCAGGTGATAATACCAAGCCAATTAAAGGCGCACTTGAGTATTATGTTGGTGATGACGTGCCTGCTGGCTTTGCAAAGAATGAGCGCGGCGATGGTTCACTATTTTGGACTGTTGAAAGCGAAAACGCCACGCCGATTGATATTTGGCAAAAGTACGCGAGTCCTGTCTGGTCTGACATTAACCCGACTCGCACATTGCAATATCTTAATGCGCGGTCAGCTGATGATGAACGCCATATCTGCCCTTTACAACTCGATGTGATTGAGCGTGCTATGCAACTATGGACTGCACCTGATGACGTTGTTTTTAGCCCATTTACAGGCATTGGCAGCGAGGGTTATGTCGCGTTACAGACTGGCCGTAAGTTCATCGGCACTGAGCTTAAAGAGTCGTATTATGAGCTTGCTAAACGTAATTTGAGCGATGCCGAGAACATCACACAGGGCCAATTATTCTAACTCACAAAAAATCACAAGGACGTGATTCACTGGGGATAACCATGCACATCTCACTTACCAGCGTATTTCTTGAATGTTTGCTTGCGTACCACTTAAACAGTTACGAACAAGCTAAAAAGGTGTTAATCCACTACGCCGATAAGGTCAGCGTTAAGAATAAAAAGACGATTAAAATGATACTCACGCGGCTAGAGTTGTCAGATAACGACACTCAAAAAGAGTATTTTAAATTGCTGTCTGACTCACTTTAACTACCCACAACCGCCGCATTGTATTATAATTGAGTCACTGGCTAGGTGTCGAAACCCGAATCAGTGAATTTAGATAAGGAAGGCCAAACAAACCTTTAGCTCCATACTGTGTCTCTTTCGCGTTTACCGCCTTCCTTATCGGCGCGAAAAGAGAGTTCGACCACAGTACGGAGCTAAAGGTTTTTTTTGGAATTTATAAAATGATTAATATCAAAAACATTATGATGAATGATAATTTGTCATTATGTTCGCCTTTAGCAAGATTGTTGTTTATTGGAATTTTGCATCATTGTGATTATTCTAACTTAGTAACAACAAGTCATAGAAAATTAAAAGCTCTAATACTTCCCTATGATGATTGTAACATCGACTCATTATTTAATGAGCTAACTGAAAATCAACTAGTCAGCTATCCAGAACTTAATGATGAAGATTTGGATAATGGATTAAGTATAGGTTTTTATGTGGTTGAGGGCTTTGATAATGCGTGAATACTCAAAAATACTCCCTCAATTTTGGCTTGGTTCTACAGGCAAAAAACTTAGAGGACATCCAGAAGCCCAAATAGTAGCATTTTATCTATTAACAACTCCTCATGCCAATATGATTGGGCTTTATTATTTGCCTAAAATGTTCATTTCACACGAAACAGGGCTACCCTTTGAAGGGGCTTGCAAGGGGCTTCAAAGGTGCATCGAAGCAGGTTTTTGTCGCTATGATGATGAAAATGAAATGGTATGGGTTATAGAAATGGCCATTCATCAAATTGGCGAATTAAAAGCTACCGATAATCGCTGTATTGGCATTCAAAATGAATATGATAAATTGCCAGAAAGTCTTTATTTTCAAGACTTCTATGCAAAGTATTCATCTATTTTTCACATGAAAAAACAAAGAGGAAATACAAGCCCCTTGCAAGCCCCTTCGGATACCCTTCGAAGCCAAGAGCAAGAGCAAGAGCAAGAGCAAGATTTAAATAAAAAAAATAACGCGAGCGAAGATTTTCAAAAACAAGATGAAAGTCATTTGTACGTTGCCCCTACTCGACGGACATACGCATTGTTTGACGAATGGAAGCCTGAGCCTGAATTGTGGAAAGAAACGCTAAAACGTTCAGCCCATCTTGTCAAACCTGAGCAATTCACTAATTACACGCTTTTAGAGTTTATTCGCTTAAATGTTGGCAAAGACGAAAAGATGGAAAGCGAATGGCAAAAGTTTTACGTCAATGCAATTGCTCGTGGTTACATCAAGCCCGAAGGACAGGAAGCCAAACCTACTAATCAACCTGAGCCTGCGATTGATTACTCAAAACCGCAGAATTTAATTAAGCCTATTATTTACGAATACGACCCCGAAGAAAGAGCGCGTCAAAGTGCCGAGATGAAACGTATTCGCAAGGAGCAAGGAAGATGAGCGACTTTGAAGAAGAAAAAATCCCACACTCGTTAACACTTGAGCAGTCTGTTCTCACTGGCGCGATGTTTGACGGGACTGGTTGGGACGAAATTAGCGATATTCTTGCCGAAGATGATTTTTTTAGCGCACCACATCGCTACATTTTTCGTGCAATCAAAACCATGTACAGCACTAATCAAGCTGTTGACGCTGAGTTAGTTCACCAATGGTTACTACTCAACAACCTGAGCGAGAAGGCAGGCGGCATCGACTACATGGGGCGGTTGTTGCGTGATAGCCCAATAACCATCAACAACTTGAGAGTGTACGGCACAAAAGTTCGTGAGTTTTCTATCGAGCGTAAGCTGTTGGCCGTCACTGAAAAAATCAAAGACGGGATTTTAAATAAGACAGGGCAAACAACTGCCGAGATTTTAGATTCTGCCGAGTCAGAAATTATGGCCATTTCTAGCCACAAGTCGGGCGTTGGCAGTGAAATACCTATCCATGATGGCCTTGCCGTGTTTAATGAGGTTTTTGACCGCATGAGTACGGCACTTGACCGCAAAGAAGGCGAGTTATCAGGAGTTGATTCAGGCATAAAAGAGGTGAACGTTTACACCGATGGCTTTCAAAAACAGGATTTGATTTTTATCGGTGCGCGTCCGTCAATGGGTAAAACAACACTTGGGATGAACTTTGCCGAAGCTGCATTGTTTGCACAAGATTTGCCTGTTGTCGTGTTCTCGATGGAGTCGCCAAAGTATCAAATTGGCCAACGATTATTGGCGGCTCGTTCTAGCGTGCCAATGTCTAAAATCGTCCGTGGTGTTTTTATCGGTAATGAGTTTTCACGGATTAACAAAGCATTAATCGAAATTAAAGGCCGTAAATTTGTTATTTGCGATAAAGGCTCATTGTCTCCTTCTGATATGCGTTCCGTTTTGCGTCGAGTTGAGCGCGAACATGGAGGCGTTGGCTTCATCATGGCCGACTACGTTCAAAAAATGAAACTCAAAGGCAATCACAAACTAAACAGAAACGACGAATTAACTGACATTAGCGGCGAATTGAAAAACATCGCTAAAGATTACAACTGCCCATTTATTGTGTTGGCGCAATTATCAAAAGAGTGTGAACGCAGACCAGATAAGAGGCCGATGATGAGTGACTTGCGCGACTGTGGCGGATTAGAACAGGACGCAGACTCTATCATCATGCTTTACAGGAACGAGGTTTATCACGAAGGAAAAGATGCAGGGCTTGCTGAGTTGATTTTTAGGAAAAACCGAAACGGCCAAACAGGAACGATTAGAACAGCGTTTGATGGTGCAACATTTAGATTTAGTGATATTCAACACGGTGATTATGATGAGGAGTGATGACATGAGCGAAACGATGAAAATAGGAAAAGATTATGTCGATTTCTATAAAAACGGCCATACGTTTTATGAGTTAAGTTTAGTCAGTGTAAGACACGATAACTTAGAAATGCAGATAGAACACATGGAACAAAAACGATGGTTTACGCCACAAATGGCAGTTGACTTTCGTGAAGCATTAACTCGATGGGTTAATCATGGCAACGCGTTAAAAGGAGTCAAAAAGTGAAGATAAAAGTATTCATCTGCGAGCTATGCAGACGCGATACGATGATGAAAGATGAGTCGTTAATGACTGGGAAGTGCATACCCTGTTACTACAAGAACATCCTGCTATTTAGATGAATTATGGCATCACTTGACAAGTGACACCTGATAAAATGACTGAATACAAAAAAGCGAGGTTGTTATGGAATTTATCGAAGCTCATGTAGAAGTGAGTTACGGCCAACAATGGCCTGTTGAACAAAAAGAAAGCCGTGATGTTGTGATAACTCGGCATATTGCAGAGACAGAAAAGGAGATGAATCGTGAATAAAAGTGAAACTATTGGCAAGTTAGCTAAGGCTATTGCACTTGCTCAATTAGAAGTCGAGAACGCAATCAAAGACACTAAAAACGAGTTTTTCAAGTCAAGTTATGCTGACTTAGCCGCCGTCTTGAATGTTATCCGCCCTGTTTTTAGCAAGCATAACATTGCAATAGTGCAGTTGCCTTCATTCGCTGCGCCAATTGCCAGTGTTGAAACAATGCTGATACATGAAAGCGGCGAGTTTATTTCTAACGTGTGTTCGTCGCCTGTTGGTAAGCAAGACGCACAGGGCATTGGTTCAGCGATTACTTACCTCCGCCGTTATTCGTTGGCTGCGTTTTGCGGTATTGCTCAAGAAGATGACGATGGTAATGGTGCGAGTGATAAAGGCAAACCTAATCCGCCACAAGATAAAAAGCAACAAACAAAGCCAGTCGAACCAAAACGACTGTCAAATGATGAGCGTGAACTGTGCGTCAAAGACATGAAGGCCGCGCCTGATTTGTCTGCATTGCAGCAAGCGGTGAAAGATGCTCATGCGTTGGCGAAAAGCATAGGAGACAAAGAGTCGATAACGTTTTTTAACGATTGTTATGCGTCATGTGCTGCGGCGTTTAACGATTAGAATAATTGCAACAACCAAAAGAGAGTAAAACCATGTACACGAAATTAGTGAGAATCGGAAAAGATGCTGAGTTACGCAACGCGAACGGTAAGCCTGTTTTAAGCGTGTCTGTTGTGTATGACATAGGTTGGGGTCAGAACAAGAAAAGCCAGTGGCTAAACCTAGCAATGTGGGGCGCACAGGCAGAGAGAGTCGTCGAGCATTTTAGCAAGGGAAAGCAGATTGTTGTGCGGGTAGATGATTTACACATTGACGAGTACAACGGCAAGAGCAGCTTGAAAGGTACGCTGGTAAGCTTTGAGTTTGTTCAGGATGGGAAGCGTCAAGAACAAGAGCCGCAACAAGCACGACAGCCAACGCAGCGACAATCACCTGTTTACGATGATGATTTAGATTCGAGCTTGCCTTTTTAAAATAGGTATCTTATGAAAATATCAGACGCGCAAATGTTCGAGTCGTTAGAGTTCCTACGCGATGACGATAACGAAATATCACGAGCAAGAGCGCGTCGGATAGTTATTGAAGATGGCAAGAAACACATCAAA